GTGTTCTCGTTATCCCCGAGGGTTCGCCCGGCACGCAGCGTGGTCGGCGTGAATCCGACAAAATTGGTCATGACCGACCAAGAATTGAAACGATTGTGAAGGAGGCTGCTGGTAGCTATGGGCCGGAGGTTGCGGAGTGGGCTGAACGGATTCTCGGTGTGGAGCTCATGCCATGGCAAAGGCATGTACTCGATGGTCAGCTGGCCGTGGATGCCCAGGGGCAGTTCATCAACCACGTTTCACTTGTCAGTGTCGCCAGACAGAACGGAAAAACCGTTGCGCTCAAAGCGTTGCTCGGATGGTGGTTAACACAGCACGCCACGCAGGTCGGCCCTCAGACAATTCTGACTACGGCTCACCGGCTCGATCTGGCTACGTCGCTGTTCCAGGATTTGGCACCCATCATCGAAGCCAAGTTTGGTGTGAAGGCTGTGTGGGCGTATGGTCGTAACAGCATCAAAGTCGGTGACTCGAAGTGGTACGTGAAAGCAGCGAGGCCATCGAGTGGTCACGGTATGTCGGTGGATCTGATCATTGCTGACGAAGTGTTCGGTATTGACTCGGAAACACTCGACATAGGACTTCTGCCTACGCAACGTGCCAGGCCGAATCCGTTGTGCTCGATGTGGAGTACTGCCGGTACTGAGGACAGTGTTGCCATGTTGCGTTGGCGTGAGCAAGGCATACGTGCCATTGACTCAGGCGAGAGCAGCAACAGTGTGTACCTGGCTGAATACAGTCCGCCACCTGAACTGGATCCGATGAGTGAAGCTGCATGGGAGTACGCCAACCCGGCATTGGGATACACACTTGATATGCGTACCATTCGCGCTGAAGCCAAAGGCCCAAACCGCGCCGGCTTCCTGCGGTCTAGCGTGAACCTATGGGTGCAATCAGAGCTGTCGTGGCTGCCACCTGGACGGTGGGAGTCCTGTCGTACCGACTTGCCACCATTGCCTGGAGGCGTGCTCGCCGTGGAAGTCTCCTTAGACGATGGCCGGTACGTGGCTGTACGTGTCAACGCGAATACTGCTGGGATGCTGACTGCGACTGTCGCATTCATGTGCGAAACCATCACACAGGTATGGGATAACATTCGACACCAGTTGGCCTCCAACTCAGGCTTGCAAGTTGCTATCACGCCGACACTGGACACCAACTGCCCCTCCGATCTGCAACGTCGCAGGGTGCTGGTCGGGTACCAGGAGATCAGCCGGTACACGTCAATGGTCAAGAATCTGATCAACGAAGGTCGCGTCAAGCACACTGGCGAAACGATGTTGGCTGAGCATGTTGGTCGAGCTGTCGCGGTTCGTACTCCTGGCGCTATCGCGTTGTCATCGCAGAAGTCGTCCGGGCCGATTGAGTTGGCACGTTGCTTGGTGTGGGCTGTTGGCATGATGAGCCGACCACGCCCGATGGTCAACCGTCCTGTCATTGCATCGAGCGCCTAGACTCAACTGCACAATGGCTGGATTCTCTCTCAAGCGCGCTGTCGCTAATAACACAAAGGCTGAAGTAGGCGCTGCTGGCGCTGCTGGCAATCCGCTTGTCGGCAACTTCATGACCTACACCACCGACTTCAACAGGTCGGCTGCCATCCAGATTCCCACCATCAGTCGGGCACGTGACCTGATCTGCTCGATGGTCGGCTGCCTAGAGATTCACCAGTATTCAAAGCAGTGGGTTGGCGAGGACTACGAGGATGTGCACCTACCTGATGACACGTGGTTTCATCAGCCCGACCCGAACGTCACACGTAACTTCATCATGTCCTGGACGACTGATGACCTACTGTTTTACGGACGCGCCTTTTGGATTGTGACCAGCCGCTTCGGCAACGGTTTCCCAGCGACATTCACGTGGATTCCAGCCGACAACGTGCAGACACGTGATCAGGCTGGCCCACAATGGTTCGGCCCGAGCAAGGAAGTGTATTTCAACGGCTACCGGCTTGACCCGAATGACGTAGTGCAGTTTCTCAGCCCCATCCAGGGCTTGCTGACGATGGGTGCACGCTCGATCCGTACCAACATCAACCTGGACACCAGTGCTGAACGCTTTGCCAAGAATCAGACACCAGCCGGTGTGCTCAAGCAAACCGAGGGCGAACCGTTGAGCGGTGAGGAGCTAAGCGAACTGGCTGCTGGCTTCGCAGCTGCACGAAACAATAACGCCATTGCTGCGTTGAACCAGTACGTCGATTGGAAAGAGTCGTACATGGATCCAAGCAAGTTGCAGCTGACCGAGGCACGCACGTATCAGGCACTTGAGATGGCACGCCTGGCAAACATTCCTCCGTACCTGGTTGGTGCACCGACTGGTGGAGGGATGACATATGCCAATGCTCAGCAAGCTCGCGCTGACCTTTATTTGTTCGGTGCCAAACCGTTCATTGACTGCATCGAGCAGACTCTGAGCCAGAACAGCGTGACACCACGCGGTCGCTACATTTACCTAGACGTTGAGAGCTACCTGGAGGAAGCCGAAATGTCTCCCGAGTCGGACAACGCTGCACCGGCTCGGGGGCTACCCTCTAATGACGAAAGTGAGGCATGATGATTCGCCTAACAGCCGAAAACACGTTTGTGCTTGCCCAGGAGGGCGAGTCACCACGCTCGATCAGCGGTGTTGCCGTACCTTGGGATACCGAGGCCACCGTTAGCGATGGCACTCGCGTCAAGTTTGAGCGCGGTGCCCTGCCAGTCACCGGCAAGAAGCCCAAACTGTTGAAATATCACGATTCTGAGCAGCCGGTCGGCGTAGTCACAGGCCGCCTGGACTCCGAGGAAGGCATGCTGTTCACAGCCCGAATCAGCGCCACCTCCGAGGGCAACGACATGCTCGAGCTCATCAAAGACGAGGCCGTGGACTCGGTATCGGTCGGCGTTGACGTAGTTGACGCGACGTACGACGACAACGGCACCATGATCATCAAAAAAGCGAACTGGGTGGAGTTATCATTGGTAACAGCACCTGCATTCAAGGGCGCTATGATTACAGAGGTTGCAGCGACCGAACCCCAAGAGGAGACAACCACAATGTCAGAAGTCAAGGTCGAAGCACCAGTCGAAGTTCCTGCACCAGCACCAGCACCACAAATGCTGTTCGCTGCACCCAAGAAAGAGTTCCAAATGCCATCAGTTGGCGAATGGCTCGTCAAGGTGCTTGCTGGTGGTTCAGAGGCCGCCGAGTTCCACGCCAAGATCAAAGCGGCGGCACCCGATGTCGTCACGACCGACACGCCCGGCATCCTGCCCGAGCCAATCCTCGGCCCGGTGTACAACAACTACATGCCAAACTGGAGGCCGCTCGTCACCGCAATGGGCGTGCGCGCTCTCCCAGGCGGCGGCAAAGTGTTCCGTCGCCCCAAGGTGACCACGCACACCACGATCGGTGCCAGCAACGGCGAAAACGCCAACCTTGACCAGGGCACGTTCGTTGTGTCAAACAACAACGTCACCAAGCAAGTGTTCGGCGGCTACGTTCGCCTGTCCGAGGAGGACATGGACTGGACTGAGCCGGAAGTGCTCGGCCTTCTGGTCGATGACATGGCGCGCATTTACGCCAACGAGACCGACGCATACGCATGTGCTCAGTTTGAGGCAGGCGTGTCGCAGACCGCAACGCTGACCGCGGCAACCGACCCAGCCGACTGGGCCGCGTTTGTGTACGAAGCTGCCAAGACCATCCTGACCAACTCGAACGGCAACCTGCCGAACGTGCTGATCATGGATCCGCTGTACTACTCGAACCTGGGTGCCCTTGTGGACACGGCAGACCGCCCATTGTTCCCGAACCTGAACCCAATGAACGCATTTGGCTCACTTGAGCCGGGCAGCGTTCAGGGCACGGCATTCGGCCTCACGGTCGTCGTTGACAAGAACCTTGTGTTGCCTGGCGGCAACAACGTGTATGTCGGCGCATCCGATGGCTTCGAGATTTACGAACAGCAGAAGGGTGCCCTCCAAGTTGAGGCAGCCGATGGCTCACTGTCGCGATACATCAAGTTCCGTGGCTACTTTGCCACCTTGATGATTGACGCGACCAAGTTCGTCACTCGCGCCTAAGCTCGTTCCCTCCAGGCGACTCTGAACGGTGGCTACTTACTCGGTAACCCATAAACAGGTTGTCAGTAATGTGGCCATCGTTCAGTTGCTTGAGCCTCACAACTTCGAGGTCGGACAGTCAATAACCATCAGTGGCATCAATGCCACATGGAATGGCACACACAAGATTTTGGCGCTGCCCGAGTATTACTTCATCGGCGTATCCCAGCAAGGTGACTACCAGTACGACACCGACACCATCATCCCCAACCAGGTGCAATTCGCGCTGACCACGGATGACGCTGATCGAGCAGCTGCCACCGGCAGTGTCACTTACAGCATCACCTGTACGTGGATCACCATTGACCAGCTTGAGTCATACCTGAGCATCACATTCGTTGACCCCAGCAATGACTACGACCGGGCAAACTTCGCAATTAGCGCAGCCAACCAATTTGGGTATCGTCGTCGCCAAGAGTCTGGCTACTTCGACTCACCGAGCACCAGCCCAGGCGGTGACGTAACCCTCGGCTGCCTAACCTATGCAGCCACGCTTTACCGCGAGGCTGGCAGCGTTGACCAATTTGCATCATTCGATCCGATGGCCACCGGGGCACAAGTCGGCGGTTCATTCGGTCAAATCCTGCGGCTGCTGGGTGTGAATAAACCACAGGTGGCATGATGTCGCTGTTCACTAACGGCTACGACGACCTGGTAACCAAGCTGGAAACCATCACCGGCTTGCGCGTGGTCGATGATCCACGAAACATCAACCCACCATGCGCCCTGGTGCAACCACCGTCAATCACGATGCACACCAACGTCATTGCCGAACTGTCATTCCAGGTGACGCTCATTGGGTTCGGCCCAGGGCAATACCAGGCCATGACCAAACTGCTCGACCTTGCCGACCTGATCAGGTCGGAACAAATTGGCCTCACCTCAGCTGTGCCAGCCCTTCAACAGATTGCAGGACAGGACTACCCTGCATACCAGTTGACCATAAACACGAAACTGGCCCCGTAGGCTGACTACACTCAATACCGGGTTGCAGCGACCCTTCAACGAGAGGAAACT